TCCGCGCCACAGGTTAAGCCTGAATTCTACCTGCTGCCTGACGCGCTCAGCTCCATCTACGTACTGAAGAAGGCCGTTAGTGAACACGACTTTGTTATCTGTAAGTCTGAAATCAATCATTAGTTCTCCGGGCCTCCTGTAGTGCCACCGCTATCACCTTGGTGACGGTGAGTGCCTATTCTGATGCCATTGATAACCACATCACCAATCACCTGCATCGTGCCGGTTATGGTAGCTACCGATGTTTCACCGCCCGAGCCAGTCATGCCGCCCTGGTAAGTGAACAACTGCTCAACGGTCATGCTTCCTTTAACGGTATGCAACGGTGTTGTTTCTTCCACCCCACCTGGAGCATTAATGGTCATTTTCCCGTTGGCATCGATAGCAATGAAGGCATCGCCAAAATACATTCTCACGTCATCGTTGCCAGGGACTGCATCACTATAACCAGCACCAGGGATAACGTATGAGTCGATGATGTCGAATCGCCTTGTGTCGTCGCTGCCATCGGTTGCCTGCTGGCAGACCACCAAAAGGCATTTATCACCAGCCTGGACGGGGCCTTTCAATCCGGCCTGACCGTTTGCAAACTGCGGCCACACCATACGCAAATCGGTCAGTACCGGATAGGCATTGGTATCGCCATCTGCGTATATTTTCTCGCCATCTGGCTTTACCGTTACCTTGCCGCCTGAGTAACTAACCACAGTGCATGGAAGTGCTGTGTTTACCGTGTCCATTTCGGAGCTTACAAGCCGCCTAAGCGCTTCTACTACATCACTGTTATCAGCCATCAGATAAACCTCAATAGCGCTTCCACGCTCCATTCCTGCCCGTGCGTATCTCCGGTGTAATGTGCTTCTTCAACACGGAAGAATTCCCCATCAATTCCGCGAGATTTAAGCTGAACATAAGCACCAGGATAAATGGCAGGATTGAGCAGTGATTTCACCCGGTAGCCCTGCACCTCAAGAGTGACCCGGTCTTTTAGCTTAGCCGTTGGGTCTTCTACATCCACAACCGTCCTGACGATTCCTTTCTGACCGTATTTGATGCCCTGCTTGGCTGCCGTCTTCTCGGTCATGGTTTTTGCTTCACGGCGGGGATATCCGATCATGCCAGTGTCTTTCGACAGCACGACAGCCGTGTCTGCATAGACGCCACCCTTTTTGATAATCTGTATTTCGCTATCCTGAGCGCTCCACTCCAGCCCAAGATAATTACAGACCCTGTCCATAGCATCACGCACCCTACCGTTATAGGCATACCCGCCGACGTACTGCTTATCCTGAACCTTGCTGATGCTCTTCTTGATTGGCAGTCCGAAGTTCTTCGCCACCCCATCCAGTACGGTCATTGCTGACGTATTTGGAGGGAAGGAAACGCTTATCTTGGCGTCGCGTAAAGGTATGACGCTGTCCCTTAACTCCATCTCCGTGATGATGTCAGGACCGTCCTGATACGTCAGGCTACGGCATGTGGTGCCAGTGAAGATGGTGATAGCGCCGATATCATTGACGTAACCAGCCTTGATGATGACCACGTTATTTACTGTCTCCATCAAAGTGATAGTTGTGGGCGCGGCGTTGTAGATTTTGAGTGATGCTTCGTTGGCGGTTTTGCTGGCTGTTTTGGTGATATCGAACTCAAATCGCAGGTCTTTAATGCTTACTGCCTCACCCTGAGGCTGACCTACGATGATTTCACCCGTTCGCAGAAACAAACTCATCTATTTCTTCCTCAGTGGCATACACCAACAGGTGATCGCCTCCAATCGAATCGATATCAGGGCGTACCTTTTCACCATACGTACGGATGAAGTAGATATCTCCTGAGAAGTTATCGAAACTGAAGTTCTTTAAAAGCGGGTAATTCTGTACAAGCTTAACTCCGGTTATGATCGGCAATGACTCACGGTCATAGATACCAAGCGACCAGAAGCCAAAGCGTTCATTCCATCGCAGGCGAAGCGTAACCGGTGTATCGTCGAAAACAGCCTGCAATGTCTGGTCAGTAAATCCAGCCTGAAAATTTAGTGGGGTCATGGGGTGACATTACCTATGATGTTGCCGAGATATTCCTGAAGTTTACCGCCCGAGCCAGATAACCCATCCAAAGCCTGACTCAGGATTGAACCCGTATTCTTGCCAACGTTTTTGGTTGGCGTAGCCCGGTTAGCCGTAGCTGGGTCTGCTGAGTTTGATGTTCCGGCTTTAGCAGTAGCGCCATTACTGGTCGCATCCGTTTTCCTGACGCCTACACCAGGCGGAACCTCTGTCGTAGCTGTGCTGACGATATTTGCCTGAACAGCATCTATCGTAAAATTGACCGCATCGCCATCATCCACCCTTCTGGGAATGTTAATTCCCTGAATCAGCATATTCTCGTAGGTGTAATTTTTGGTGTAGATAGTTACCAGTTCGTTTGAAAGATAGAGCGAGTCGAGCAGCTTGATCGCTGTGTTAACCCTGTCTTCACCATCGAATCCGCTATCAAGAGCGTTTGCTGCCTGAGTTAATACCCCTGTTACCGGAGCATTGCTTATCATGCCTGCAACGGTTATCTTTTTCGGCTGACGGATGATGTGATCTGATATTGGAGACCCGTTTTCTACGGGATTCATTGTCACATCGCGCGTCCACTCATGCGTTTCCTGGTCCAGTGTGTCGAACTCAAGATTGCCGACCCCCGGGTCGTTGAGTCTGAAGGTGCTGTCGCCTGACGAGTTCCAGAGGAAGCCAAGCACATCAGTTGCCATGCTAACCTCCAGTGTTGAAGTTTAAAGTATTACCCAGCGCATTCCATCCATAGTCACTGAATGCTGACTTGGCGCTATCCTGGAGGAATTTTACCTGCTCATCAGATGTTCCAGCAGGGACTGAGATATTGCCGATATTGACGTCTATCTTAGGACCAGCAACTGCTGATGGCGGTGGCAATGAAAGAGATTGATAGCTGGGGAGTAGAGTATTTCCACCTTTTGCGTCCTGGTTGAAACCTCTCACCCCTGCAAGCGTATCTGACCACATCCTGGGGATGTCAAAAGCACCATTGGTTTGTGCATTTCCCCATGACGCCCACTTACCCAAGTCCTCAACAAGCCACCCTGCCTTTTCCTTCAACCATGGAGCAAATTTTGTTGTGCCTAACTGGTCGCCCCATTCCTGAACCTTGTCCTGACTGGAATTAAAGAAGTTTGCCAGACTGTTGAGAACATTCAGCGCCCATACAGCCATATCCTTCATGTCTGTAAGTGCCACTTTCAAAGAGTTGATTGAATCGGTGTACTCAGAAACCGGACCGATCATGTCTCCAAGAAGCGATTTATTGCCATTGAGCCAGGAGTTGATGTCCTCACCAACAAGGAAGAGAGCAGCAAGTGCAGCTATCACCAAAAATACAGGGCTTGTGAGTGCGGTAAATGCTGCTGAGAGGAGATAAACAGAACCTACAAGGCCTGCTGCGCCAAGGGCTACGCCAAGCAGTTTTACTGCGTTCTCTGCACCACCAAGAGCGTCTATCACTGAGTCCAGTGCAAACTCGATTTTATCCGCCATCCACAGGAACTTATTTGCTACCCATGTGACAGCTCCGCTGCTGCGGTTCATTCTTGCAATAAACTGTTCCCATTTATTACCAGCGATAGTCAACGCCTGCCCTATGGTTAGTGGCATCTGCTGGAATGCTTTATCGAATTCAGGGCCAATAGTTTTTAATGCTCCGATGACCGCTTTTGTCGTTAACTTCCCATCAGCGGCCATTTTCTTTAATTCTTCGCGCGGAATCTTTAACGCTTCGCCAATTTTGTCGAGCAGCATCGGCGCTGCTTCTGCTAATGACCTGAATTCATCACCTTGCAAAACTCCAGACCCAAGCGCCTGTGCGAACTGAAGCAAAGCCGATGATTGCTCTTCTGCTGTTGCTCCGCCAACTACCATGGCCTTTGAAACGGTGTCAGTAATCGACAGAAGTTCTTCTTGTGAGGTGACGACGCTTTTTGCGGCATTTCCTACGCGAAGATAAAATGTTGCGTATGAGTCAATGGACTGACGTGAGTCTGCGGCGTGCTTTGCAACTTCATCGAATGCCGTTGCGGAATCTGTAACGGTCTGGCTTAGCATGCCAATACGCGCCTCAAAAGACTGCATGCTGTCAGCTGTTTTTGCGATATTTGATATCGTTACCGCACCAAATACTGTAGCCAGAACACCGCCAAGCGCACTGAATGACTGGATAGTTTTGTCGACCTTTCCGTCTACCCTGTCCAGTCCTCTTCCTACCGTATCCGAACCGGTTAACCCCAAGCGGATCAGCAATTCTCGAATAACCATCTACTTCTCCATTGGCGCGTTCAGATAGTCGGTCATCTCTATGAGGGCGTTAAGCTTGAGCAGGTCTTCGCATGTGATAAGGCCTGACTTCACCTCTGCAACCGTACACATATTTCTCATTATCGGACGCCATACCCATAGCTCTGTTTCAACATCTTCCCTTAGCTTTCCCGGGTCGCGCTTTTCGCCAGTGACTGAACCCGATTTGCCAGCTCTTCTGGGCTTAACCCAAACAGGGTTAGAACTTTCGTAAAAAAAGGGGTGAAGTTGAGCTTCAACACTTCCCAACACAGCTCGAAGAAGTCGAACAGTGTGTCTACGGTGAACACAATGTTCATTGCGTTAGGGCTGTCGATTTTCTTTTCATCAGTAACGCTGAATGTTGATGAATCGCGCAGGATAGGAATGATGACATCCTCCAGCGTCTTCTCATCGATACCAGCCAGCAACTGAATGGCGTTTGCATCACCGCCTGAAGCCAGACCTTTATCAAGCAGAGTTTTCAGTTTTACCAGGTGTTTTGCAGCCGCGAAGGCGTTCATTTTGGCGGCTTTAAACTCTTTGTCACCGATATGGAAGGTTGCGAATTCCTGAGACATATGGACCTCAAAAAAAACCGCCCGAAGGCGGCATTGTTAAACGTTGTTACCACCGAGTGAGAATTTCAGGTCAGCGCATTCAAAGGTGTAAATGCGTTCACCAACCTCGTTAGTTGAGAAGGCCACGTCGCCGAGCTGATAAAGCCAAGCCTGGCCTGCTGCAATAACAGTACGACCAGAGAAGTCAGTTACTGATACCGGATAAACCGCCTTGCCGTCCTGCGTTAATGAATCAAGGTTCATCAGTGCAGATAGTTCATCGTTTGCCGCGGATGTCTGCAAAAGATGTAGCTCAATCTGCCCACGCTTATCCGTTACACGCGCGCGACCAACTGAGCCATCGAGACCAGCGCGTGATTCATAGAAGTTGGCGTTCTTACGAGCCGTAATGGAGTCTCCATCACTGAAGCCGGTTAATAGCAGTGGGCCGATAGTGACAAATACTTCTGCGCCGTCATAAGAGCCAGTTAATTCAGCAGCCATAATTAGCCCTCGTAGCTATAGGTGAGTGAGCCGGTGATTTCGACCACCTGGATTGCGCCAGCCAGAAGCGCCACAAACTCGATATAGAGAGTGCGGGTAGCTTTGATATCAGCAGATACGTCGGCTGCATTTGGGTAGGTGATTCGGAAGCCAGGAATCGTGTTGCCTTCGCTGTCACGCTCGTCAGGAGCGATGCCACCTGCCTGCTGAGCCTGAATGAGTGAACCGTTAAGGTTGTTGACGATGAGGGCAATACCGCCATTGGTGTAAGGCACCTTCTTCTGGCGGATCATCAGAGAAGTCATGTTCTTCTGAATGGTGTCTACAAGCCAGTCACGGAATCGCACAACATCAATCCATTCGCCAGATGCAACCTTGCCTTTGTTAATCAGGTAGGTGTTTTCTGCGTACTGTTCGTAGGCGTTGGCGTTCTTCTGGAAGATGTAGCTCTGCTCTGTGTCACTGAACTTGCTCGGCGTGATAGCAGCCAGTGTTTTAAGTGCCCACGTTTCGCCACCGGGCGCGATGGTGAAGCATCGACCCATCCATGCCATTTCAGGGTACTCGGTCGCGGCTGCCTTGTGAGCGATTAGTGCTGTACGCAGATATTGAAGGTCCTGCAACTGTGATGCGATATCGTCATCAGCAGACGTCCAGATATCAGCAGTATTGCTGCATGCGAAGAACAGCTTGGTTTGCGTCTCAGCCCATGCCGCTGCATCCTGAATTAGCGCGTCACCACGTTCTACCAGAGCAAAGCCGTACCAGCCCGGATCTTCCTGCTGAATGGCGTTAAGGTCAGCCTCTAAACCGTCTGCTGAGCCTGCGGTTGCGATTGACAGGTTGGTCACTGGCTTAACGATGGTTGCTGTCTCAGGAGCTTTCACTACCAGGTGCAACCCTTCAGCATCAGCGGTGCTGGTAAACAACGCATCAACTACAGATTGTGCCGCCAGAGCTGTTTTCAGACCGGCATATACGTCTGACGCATCATCGCCACTCGCTGCGGTGTACGTTACGGTGGTGCCATTCACGCTGAATGCGAAAATGTTGCCCGTTGTGATCGTCGCGCTGGTTACTGTCAGGTCAACAGAAACGGCGTTTCGTCGACCTACCCATGCCTGATTTGGGCGTGGGGTCTGACTAAATACTGCTGAGAGCGCTTTGAGCGTCTGCGGATCCAGTCCGTCCTGCTGCGCCGCGCTGTAGCTTGAATATTTACGGATTCGCTCACTGAATGCCGTTGTCGGCGAAACTGCAAGTGGAATGCCGAATGACGCCTTCGCGATACTCGCTGTGTCCAGCGAAATATTCACGTTGGCAATCTGGCTTAGATTTGCCATTGATGAAACTCCGTGTTGATTAGTCGGATGTGACGGCGATAGTGAGGTGTGTTTCTATTCCGCCGATGTCGCCTGTCGCATCAACGGTTTCTATGAGCCCTACGTTATCCATGTACTTGCCGGTGTAGCGGAATGTAAGGTCTACATTCGCCATCGCTTCGAAGTTTGCTTCATCTCGCAGACCTGTAAGGTCGTTAACCTGGGCGCTGTTTGCGATAATGAATTTTTCTCTGCGCATCAGGTAGCTTGATGTGGTTTTACGGATGTTATTAATCAGATCGTCGCAATGCTCTCGTGCGCTTCCGCCGTACACATTAACCATCACCGTTCCTTCTCTAACGCCATGTGACGGCATTACACCCTCATCATCTACTTCGCCATGCTCATCTCTGCCAATGGTCGTACGCGTTGATACACGAAGCGTGGCATAAGGCAGAGGAAGCCGGGAGTTGTTCTGATTGGCGTAAGCGAGAGGCACGGGTAATAGCTGGGACAAAACACGGTAAGCGGCAGACTCTACAGCATCAGGAACGAAATTTGACACTGTGGTTTCAGCCATCGCGTTTCCTTACCACATAATATTTATAGTGGGGTATGATTCCGTTTTGCCATGGTTCACGGTGCTTAACTTCGTAGTTAAAACCATCAATAACGACAAGTGCAGGCTGAGCCATGGGGAAATCATCAGTAATCTGAAGCTTAGTGTCGCTGTACAGCCGGCGATAATCAGTTAACCTTCTCCCTTCCTCTAGGCTCTCAATCTCCTGGGTATCTTTGATGCTTTGCACGCTGAAGTAAGCGGTTGACTCCGTCATTACCCCATCAACAATCACGCCGTTAACCAAAGTCGACGGCGATGGAGTATATACCTGATAAGGCCTGCGAAACGGATTGCTCATTGTGACCTTCCATAATCATGAATGGCGAAGGTGACTGAATTAAGCATTACGCCAGTGTCTATAAGCGGCTTTGATGACCCCTTCAGCGCTATCGTCACTGGAGAGTTTGGGGTCCAGGCGCCTCCAGAGATGCTCTTCTTGACGCCATCCACCATAAATACGCCAGCCGCATTCAGAAACTGAGAAAAGGTAGCTCTACCGAGGAGAATTTGCGTTACTCCATTTGTAGCGAACCTTTCCAGCCGAGAGACCGATGCGTCGAAGTATGTGCGCATGAATGGGCGTGATGGAATTGTCCTCGTACCGAATTCGTTCCATGCTGCGTATTCAGCGACAAGCACTCCATCATTGATCTCACCCTTCTGGATACCGACAACTACCTCTTTGCTTCCGGTTGTCTTGAGCTCTTGCCTTAACCTTTCCCATTGCCGCTTGTTGTCTGTGATTTTTACGGACACAAGCATCCCCCCACGACTCCGCGAGTCATAATCGAGAATCCTGCCCCCCTCTTCTTGCGGAGCAGTTGCAGCAGGTTTCCGTATGTAGTCCCGCTGAGGTAACTGGAACCACCTGATACGTTGCCATAAGTGATTGCCAGATCACCTTCCTTGCGTGAGAGGATGCGACCAGATGATGTGGAACCGTTATCAGAGTAACCGCCAGGCGATGCCATGATATGTGCCGCCATGAGCGCCAGAGCTACGTTATAGGCGTCTCCAAACTCATCTTCGCAGACAAACAGTGATGCAAAGTCGATGTAGCCCTGAACAACCTCATCAGGAACAGCCGCAAATTCAGGCGCTAGCTTGCGGAAGATTTCCAGAGGCGTAAGACCTTCAAATGCGGCAATGTTCATTACTTCTTGTCCTTCTCTTTTTTCTCTACCTGACTGGCGGTTACGGCTTCATCTTTATCAGCGAGTCGCAGATCTCCTTTGGTGATGGATGCCTGCACCGTTTTATTGTCCTTCCAGGAATCATCTACTTCGGCAGTCTGACCCGGAGCCAGTTTCTGGCCTGCGATGTAATACAGTCGTGCTGATGCGTTGGTAATCTTCATTGGTAATCCTTAAGAAAAGAGGCCGAAGCCTCTTAAATGCCTTTGATGAGATGCAGGGTCAGCGGCAGGTAAACCTGTACGCCGGTAGCGCGGCTGTGGCATGGAATCTTGAACGCCAGGTTGTTAGCCTGAGGTGGCAGTTGTTCGAACGGCTGCGGGATTTCCATGGATGCGTTATCAGCGTTGCGCTCCATTACCAGGGCAGCCTTAGTGCCTGCGCCATCGATGTCTTCCAGCTCGTTTACACGAATCCACTGCATACCCGGATACTGGGTGTTGAAGAATGTCATGTAAGACGTGTTGGTGTTTGGCATTGCCTTAGCCAAAATCTTGAACTTGCTTGGCGGAAGGCCAATTACGTTCGCACCATGCAGTCCTTTGGTGATTGTCTCGATAGCAGATACTGCGTCCTCAAGCTCACCAGACGCGATCTCGCCAGTAGTCCAGCCAGCAGAGGTGGTTACTGGAATGTTTGGATGTTCCAGAACGCCGACGATCTGATAATCATCATCGCCGTAGAACGCCAGGTCATTAACCTTCACGTCATGTGCTCGGCGGGCAGCGTTAGCCAGACGAGTTGGCAGATTCTTACCGGTTGCCTGTGATGCTCGGATTTCCATCAGGCTGTATTCGTAGAAGTTACCCAGGCTGAACACCTTGCCAGTTTCTTCACGATAGTTAACGCCGACATTTGGCAGGTCATCAGAGTAGTCAGCAATGATGCGCGCCATGCCTACTGCATCCCATACGCCGTAAGTGAACGTTTTGGCATATGAAGGGATTTCTGATGTCACCGGGAAAAGAGTGGTCGCAGTCAGTGCAGGGTATTCGACTTCGTAAACCTTGGTTTTAACGTAGTCCAGTTCACGAGCCAGGAAGATTGACTCGCCTTCATCCAGTCGAATGCCGTTAGCCGCCGCGCCGTGTTCAATAGCGAACAGGTCCGCTTCGTCGTAATTCATCTGTTCCATTATTGTTCCTTATGCGGTTGGCTGTGTGGTCTGGTTGCGGATTTGAACTTCAGCCAGGTTAACTGTTGCGCCAGCGCTGTTTTTGAAAGTGGTGAACTTACCAGTAAACACCCAGCCCAGAGCCAGGGAGCCACCAGTTGCTGCAACCTTGCCAGCGTCTGCGCCAGAGGTCAGAACGTTAACACCTGCACCCATGGTTGGTGCTGCTGATAAGGTGGTTACAGCCCAGATTCGGCCCCATGTCATCACGTTGACGGCATCGCCATCTTCATACTGACCTGTGACACAGCCGTAGTGGCTGAAGCGGCAGATACCCATCAGGTTTGCTGCATCGCCAGCCGCAGATACCTGTTTAACTACGCGCTTGTCGTTAGCTACTGATACGCGAGCTACCACATAACCAGGCTTGATAGCGCCTTTTGCTGCGTTGCAACCGTCTGTGATTTGATGGGTTGAATCTGAACGCATGCCAGGCATGGCGATCTGCATGTCGTTATCGTAGGAAGTCTGAACAGGCATTATGCTGTCTCCTTTTTGCCGTGCAGGCGGTCGAGGTATTTTTTGCGAGCAGCGGCAGAGCCTTTTGGTTCAGCGGAGTCATCGCGGGTTTGGGCTTTGTCCTGATTGACGATTTTGCGCTGCTGCTCCATAGGTGCTGACTCAATCGCCATGTCGAAAGCGACATTGATGTAGGTGTCGTCTTTGCCGTCGAGCTTGATAGATGGCTTCAGCTTGGCTACAACCGCTTTCTTGACGGCAATATCATCCAGGCCATCACACTTGATGCCGTGTTTCTCTGCTTTTGCTTCGAGTTCTGTGCGAGCTTTAATGGTTTTCTCTGCATCTTCGCGAGCCTGCTTCAGCTTGTTTTCAAACTCTGCTGCGTCAGCTTTCAGGGTGTCGCGCTCTGCTGTGATGGTGGAGATGGTTGTTTGCGCTTCGGACAGCTTGGTATTAGCGTCCTCTGCATCCTGTTTAAGGGCGTTGAACGCCACGACGACTTCAGGAGAAGCATCGTACTCAAGCCCGTTGTCGAGTCGCAATTTCTGCATTGTTTTACCTTTTGGTTGGTTGTCGTCATCGTCTAAGGTGATTTCTTCATCACCGTCGAGATTCAGTGTTGCTACATCACCGGCCCGGGCTTTAGATACGAGGGCGAGATGATTGATGCGGATGTTTCGCTGAACGGCGTCATAGGCCTGACCGTTCCATTCGCCTGGAGTCTCATCGAGGTCGAGTCGGTAGCCGAGGGATAGTTGCTTTGTCCTGCCGCTGGTTGCTGAGTTAATGGCGTTCTCGTCATACACCATGATTGGTACTTTGACGTTTTCACCATCCTGTCTGCCTGGCTCGAGCATGGTCCCGACCATATGCTTTTTTGCATTGCGGGAATTAACCGCCCCCGGGTGACCGATAGTGATCGGCTTGCCTTTGAAGCTAGCCAGTGAATCAGCGTTGAATACTTCTTCAGGTGGGCGTAATTCACGACGCACTGAGCCATCTGGATTTCGATATAACTGGATGCCAACGCGACCTACTACCGGCACGTCCTCCAAATAGCCATCCTCGTTTACGGACGCACGGAGTTCTCCCACATCGAAGCGAGATACTGTTTTCATGTTTTGCCTTATTTATTCGCCGATATCGAAAACTGAACCAGACCAGTCAGGCTCTGCGTAACATCGACACCGAACAGGTTGCCCGGGATGCCCATCGGGAGGTGGGTTGCTCCACTTGTAGGAGTTTCCCTCTCGCGCTCTGTGCTCTGGCCTCTCGCGTTCATCCAACACGCCTCGCCACTTATACCTCTTCACCCCAGCATCAGCCTGGCGCTGCTTTGTGAGCGCCGCGTTTCCTTTGCCTATCTGGTCAACTGCTATCAGCTTTGCGCGTCTCTCAGTGACGCCATAGCGCTCCTGAATCTGCTTCCTGATAGTTTCAGCGCTTGAGCCATTCATTACACCGCGCTGGATGATGCCTTCCATATCCGAAAGTTCGTCAGCAGGAATGGATTTAATCAGCCTGGTGTTCTCTGATACCCATAACTCCTGCATCTCTCTCAGCCATGGCTCCGCGCGATAAGCATCTACGCCAAGTACACCTGATGAGGCGGGAGCAGTTGTCTGTCCGGCAATAACAGCCTGCGAAGGTGGGATGTCATAGCCAGTTCCACCCTTCACAACCAAACGCCATTGCTTGTCGTTAAACTGACTAGTTAGCGCGAAGAATGTCGGCAGCCGTTCAATTACTGGCTGAAAGATGCGGTTGCCAGCGTTGCGGAGATAGGCCAGCACAGCAGACATATCGTCCTGCCAGCCGTCGAAGCGGATATCGCCGTATGCTGAGTTGATTTCTTTGTTGAACTGCCTGGTAGCCTTTACAAGCGCGTTGGTGTAGTCACGTTCTATGCCGTAGGGATGAAGCCAGACTTTAGCCATTACTCATCTCCGGATAGACGTAGCCTCCACGTTTTTTCAGTGTGGCGACACCTTCATCGTTGCTCACCCATCCAAGCTGCGAATAACGTTCATCAGCCTGTGACCACTGGTTAGCCGTCTCTGCCTGCTCTTTCTCTGTTGGCACTGAGAGAGGATTGAACTTAATCGTCCAGGTTTTATCAGTGGTGAGGAAGTTGACCGCCTTTTCTATTGCAGGTCTCGCCTCATCCTTCTGCTTGCGGCCAATCAGCTGCTTCCATGACTCAGGCACGGTGGTTTTATCCGCCCCCTGACCAGATGGCGTTTTGGTGAACAGGATTTGCTCATCGATGCCGGTCAGCGCTGATATGCGTAACTGCTTGCGGTCCTGTACATCGACCACACCCTCAAGAGAGCCATTTAGCAGTTCGTACTTCTCTGTTTTTGCATCTACGCCGATGGTGTTGCCGTTACTGCGCGTCATGTCGACCATGTTGAGACGAGCCTGAACAGCGTCGCGCCCCTCACCGTCTTTGCACAGGTCAGCAAGGTCAGCAGCAGACCAGACGCCCTGCTGTTTACGCTCAAGAAGACTTGTAGCGTGTGCGTGGCTCATGCCGTAATCAGTCAGCGCCTGATAGACTCCCTGCAAGCACGAAGCGCCCCATCCCTGATTCTGATGGCGAATCTGGTTAGGTAGTCGCTCTCCGTCGAACACATGGCATCTGCTGGCGTGAACGTAGTAAGGCGTCCCAGAGATAGGGTTGATCTGGTACTGGATGATCTCCCCGTAAGTAATGCTTTCCGGATTTAGGTCACGCAGGAAAGGCTGCACCTGATAGCGGTCGTACACACGTACAAACTCAAGCTCACCCTCTCCAATCGGCGACTGAAGGTCTCCGCCATCATTAACGCCGAATAGCATCAACGAACCGCCATATAAGCGAGCCCATGCTACGGCATCTGTAAACTGCTGCGTGAGGTTAAGTTCATCCCAGCGAGACATGATCTCTGGCTCGTTGTTAGCACCCTCAACCGTGAAGCCTGCACGAAACATTTCGTCGGCTACCACGTCGACAATGCGACGTCCTAGCCCATCACCGAGATAGATATTATCTAATGTCGCCCTGGTTAGCAGATGTGCGAAACGGATGCGGCTGTAGGCTGACCTGTCGCCACCTGTTCCGATGTTCATGAACACGTTCTGATAGCTGTCCATGTTCATCTTCTTGTCGATTTTCTTTTGCTGCCTGTTGTTGCGTTTAGCCATTGCCTCACCTTAACTGGCAAGGGCTTTAAGCCTCGCCAGAGCATTAGAAGTTGGCGCAAAGGCCATAATTAAAGAGTCGGCCATGTTTGGCGACGGGATGCCGCGTTTTTTCATGTCCTTTTTGCTCTCTACCTTTACCCTGCCGTTGTTGTCGTAATCGACGCGAGGGCGTGACAGTTCTGCCTTGAGGTATTCGAGATTTTTGATGTCAGATGAAAGGCTGATGAGTTGGTCGTCAGGGAACGTCTCGCCATGCTCTATAGCTCTCCAGGTGTTATAGAAACGATTTCTCACTACCCACCA